CGGGACGAGCGCAGATGCAACGCTGCACAAGGTTCTTGTCGATCAATCTGGCGATGGCAGTCTTGAGATTTGGCCAGCGTTGCGCACTGAAAGGTTAGATGTTGCCTTGACGTTGACCAACGCGCAGGGCGTGTTCCGACTTGCGTCAAATGACGTCGCATGGTCTGTTGATGAGGCTAGTATTTATGGGATCAGTTTCTCCGCCCAAGAGGTCGTTTGATGTCAAGAACAGTTCCAGCCGCAATCCTGACTGCGCTCGGTCAACCCAGCGTTCAGCCGTTTTACGCCATTGAACTTCTGTTCGATGACAATAGCGGCGCAACATACGATGACGTAGGATACATCGGAGACCGCGCCTTGCGGTTCTGGACGGGTTACGGAGACCGCACGATCCAAGCTGAGACTTACACGGGCGCTGGCAATCTTATCAACATTGGTGGTCTCGATGAAGTTGCAGACATGTCGGCAAAAAATGCGACGGCAACGCTAAACGGCGTTCCTGCTCCGATAATTAGCCTTGCTCTGCAAGAAAACTATCAGCACCGCAAATGCCGCATTCTGTTTGGCGTGACTGATGTCGATGATGCCGTCGAGGTTTTCAGCGGTTTCATTGATGAGTTAACAATTGAAGACAGCGCCGAGACTGGCACGATCAGCATCAACATCGAAAGCAAATGGGTTCGACTAGATCGACCAAACATTCGGCGCTATACGAGCGAAAGCCAAAAGACGCGATACCCGTCCGACACTTTCTTTGACTGGGTAACCGACATGCAGGACAAGGAAGTCGTATGGGGACGCAAGAGCGCCTGACAAGCTATATCAAGGCCGTCAGTGATACGCCTTTTGTCTGGGGTGAGCATGACTGCCTGACCTTCACGAATGGCGCTTATAGGGCGATGTATGGGGCGGGCTGGGCTGATGACTGGCTTGGGCGTTATATGATCGACGGCAGGCCCATGCGGCGGCGTGAATTGATCACTGAGTTTGGCTGTTCGTCGCTTGAGGCGGCAATTGATAAGCGGATGGATCGCGTCAGCTTTCCTCCACGGGGTGCGCTGGTTACAACAAAACAGCAGCAGAGATGGGTCACTGGTGTTGCACTTGGCGTCTGCGTGGGGACACGGGGCGTTTTCCTTGGTAAGCAAGGTGTGATATACATGCCATTAGAACACATCGAAAAGGCGTGGATCAGATGAATACACCATTTAACGTTCTCCGCCACGTCCGCCAGTGGGAGCGTGCGCCGCGTGATCCTGTTACTATTGGGGCAACGATACTTGGCGCGTTAGGTTCTACTGGCGCTGCTATAGCAACTGCTGGCATCGTTTACGGGGTAAACGCCGCGTTTGTAATTGGTTACCTCGCAACAACAGCCATCACGTCTTGGGCGCTTGGTAAACTTGCGCCAAATGTTGGAGCCGTCGGCAGTGTTAGCGGCGGCAACATTGGCGGCTCTCGCGGTCTACTGGTTAACGGCTTAGACGGCACGGCTCCGCACGATTACGTTTATGGCAAAATGCGTAAGGGCGGAACTCGCACCTATACTGAGTCAACTGGGGCAAATAACAAATATCTGCACATGATTATTTGCGTGGCAGGTCACGAGGTCGATTATCTCGACTTCTACGTCAACGATAAGGTCGCCACACTCGACGGTGATGGATTTGTCACGTCTAGCAACTGGAAAAGCAAGATCAGGATCAAGGCGTATGACGGCAGCCAAACATCTGCCGACCCCGATGGACTGCTCGCCGAAAGCCGCCAGATCGACAGCACGTTTGTCGGCAATGGCATCGCCTATCTTTATGTCCGTCTCGAATACGATCAGGACGTGTTTGCAAACGGCATCCCGACTTTTACGACGACAGTGCAGGGGCGCAGGGTTTACGATCCGCGCACGGCTTCAGCGTCGTATAGTGCCAACGCTGCGCTTTGCGTCAGAGACTACCTGACATCTGACATCGGCCTCGCTGACCCAGACACCGACGACGCAATCTTTGCAAGCCAAGCCAACGTCTGTGACGAAGATGTTGACCTTGTGACGGCTGGGGTTCAGCCGCGCTACGAAATAAACGGCGTTGTGTCAGCCGATATGACGCCACGCGAAATCGTCACGCGGATGATGACTGCCTGCGCTGGCACGTTATTCTGGGGGCAGGGTAACTGGCAACTCCGCGTCGGTTATTACACCGTCCCAGTTAAAACATTTACGCTAGACGACTTTCGCAGCGGGATTAGCATCAACACAAAGGTCGCGTCACGGGACAACTTCAACCGTGTGACAGGCACGTTTGTAAGTGCGTCCGACAGTTACATTGTCACAGAATACCCACCCATCGAAAGCAGCGTTTTTCTTTCCCACGACAAGGGCATATTAAACACGCTCGATCTCGCTCTGCCGTTTACTACCGATGCAGCAGCAGCCCAGCGCCTCGCCAAGATGACGTTGTTTCGCGGGCGCGAGCAGATCACAGTTTCCGCAGATTTCGGGCTTGAGGCTTTTGACGTGCAAGTTGGCGATGTTGTGGCGTTGGAAATTGATCGCTATGGCTGGTCGGCGAAAGAGTTTGAGGTTGTCAGTTGGAGTTTCAATCGTGGCGGCGGCGGCGATCTTGTCGTGTCAATGGGGCTGCGCGAGACATCTGAGGCGGCCTTCTCGTGGGAAGCGGAAGAAATTGAGATTACCAGCAACAACACTGATCTTCCAGATGCGTGGTTTGTGCCAGCTATCGGCATCGGCCTGACATCAGAAACGCGAATTATATTTGAGAAGCTGACTAACGTCATCACTGTTAGCGTCACGGCTGGCAGCCCTGAGTTTCTTGATCGCGTTGAAATACAATTTATGGAAGTCGGTGCCGCCGAATGGACAATATCGGGATACTCCAGTATCGGCGACCATGAAATCATCGACGTTGGTGACTCATTTTACGACGTGAGGGCGCGTGCCTACAACATGTTTGGCGTGCGCGGAGAATGGGCTTATTATTCCAACTATCAGGTTGCTGGTCTCGCGAACCCGCCAGAAAATGTTGGCCTGTTCCATGGTCAGGTCTACGGCGGCACCATTTCGCTTGAATGGTCGCCAGTTCCTGATCTCGATCTGTCCTACTACACGATCCGTTACGCAATAGAAGAAACTGGCGCGACGTTTGCCAACGCAACGACAGCGGTCACTAAGGTGGCTAGGCCTAGTTCCTCCACAGTTGTCCCTGCGCGGTCTGGCAGTTACATGATCAAGGCTGTCGATAAGACTGGGAATAGTAGCGCTACATATACAACGACAGTGGTTCCCGAAGCAGCATTCGAAACCTTTGCCAATGCTTTGACGCAAATTGATGATCCGACCTTCACTGGCGCAAAAACAAATTGCTCTGTGACATCTGGCGAGTTGCGGATCGACAGCGGTTTGTCGGCTACATATGAGATGTCGGCGGCCATTGACACAGGAGCAGCCCGCAGGGTTCGGTCTCGGCTAGACATAGCCGTGAACCGTTACGATCCAAACCTTGGCCTGTGGGATGCGCTGCTTGGGAATTTCGATCAGCTTGGCGGATTATTTGATGATTTTACTGGCGGATCAGACTTTGCGGATACTGACGTTTTGCTATATATTGCCGTATCACAGGATGCTTCCACATACGCTGATTGGCAGTTGTTTAAGGGGGGTGACTTTTATGGCCGAGCCTTTAAATTCAAAGTCGATCTGCTATCGCAAGGCGCTAGCGTTTCGCCAAGCATTTCTGCAATGACAGCACGGGTCTGGTATAACTAAAGGAGGCTACAATGGCCGAACACGACTACGTTATCAACAACCAGTCAGCGCCAGCCTTTCGGGCTGACTTGAATAATGCGCTGCAAGCCATCGTTTCGAACAATAGCAAAGGAACAGAGCCGACTGTTACTTATGCCAACATGACTTGGTATGACACGGCAACAAACTGGATATTTGTTCGTAACGAGACAAACTCTGATTGGGTCAGGTTTGCATATTTAGACCAAGCCACAAACCAAATCTCACTTGTTGATAACACCACAGTGGTGAACACGTCAGGAACGCAGACAGGTCTCCTTGGGGATCAGTCAACTGCAACTTGGCAAGCTGGGACTGGGACGACGCAGAGCCTTGTGTCCCCTGCGAATGTAAAGTCGGCTATTGATGCGTTGGCCGAGGGTGGTGCGACTGAACTTATTTCTACGGTTAATTGTGCTGGTGCCACTGAAGTTGTTTATACGGGCTTGAGCGCCAGTCTATATTCGAAATACGTTTTTGTGCTTAGTTATATTTTGCCAACTCTTGATAGCCGTTCGCTTAAAGCAAGTCTATCATCTAACAATGGGTCTACATGGGATTCAAATTACCACGAACCAGATAGCACCTCCACCCCCTCTGGTATCTACCTGACGGACGGTTCGACCACCTCTATGACTTACATGGACAATACCGGTGACTTTGCGGGGTATAGCGGTCAAGTTGAACTATACCTCAGCAGCAGCAACTCGAGGAGAACATATGTAAAACACCGTGGGGTTTGGTTTGACGCCAGCACTACTTCAACTTTCAGGCATCTTACTAGCGGGAACAGCACTAAAACCACTAACAATTATAACGCTATAAAGTTCTTTCCTTATAGTGCCTTTAGTGGTGGTGGTGGCACGATTCAAAGCGGAACAATCTCAATGTATGGAGTGAAGAAATAATGAGCAATGTTTTCAAAATTGTAGACGGCATTGAAATGCCACTCACCCCCGCTGACATTGCTGATATTGAGGCAAGAGAGTCGGCTTGGGAGCAAGGTGCTAGCGACAGGGTTCGTAAAGACCGAGATTACCTCCTTCTTGAGGTGGACGCCTTTGTTTGCAATCCTCTCCGCTGGGCTTCACTTGATGCTGCCATCCAAAATGCTTGGGCCTCCTACCGTCAGGCTCTGCTTGATGTGCCACAGCAAGATGGCTTCCCGAATGATGTGGCTTGGCCTGCACGGCCAGTTTAATCCCGCGCCGCAACGTGCTAAGATGCGGCACAACATAAGCAATAGGAGGCCAAGATGGCTACTTTGAACAACCGCGTTTTTGATCAAGGGCTGTCTGTCCTCGATTTAGAAGCAAACCAAATTCACGTCACGTCGCAAGAGGCTACAAGCTACGCCGAGGCAATCACCACATACACGCTCGGCAACTCGTCCAGCTTGTCAATCGGCGCACCGCAGGATCGCACTGGCGGCGGTCGTGAAGTTGTTGTTGCTGCTATCAGCGACGGCGCAATCACAGGCACAGGCACTGCAACGCACTACGCAATTGTTGACACTGTAAACAGCCGCTTGCTTGCGACATCTACGCTCACAACGTCTCAGGCTGTTACGAACGGCAACACGTTCACGCTGTCTTCAATCGCAATCGGCATCCCTGATCCAGTTTAAGGACGATAACAAATGGTCACTCTCGTAAACAGAGCCAAAGTCGCCACAGCCACAACTGGCACAGGCACAATCACTCTTGGTGCTGCTGAGAGTGGCTATCAGACCTTTGCTGGTGCTGGTGTCGTCAACTCTGATGTGGTGCGCTACGTTATCGAGGATGGTGATGCTTGGGAGATCGGCCTTGGCACTTACACGGCGTCTGGGACAACTCTGTCACGCACAGTGTCTGAAAGTTCTAATGCTGATGCTGCGTTGAACCTGACAGGCTCTGCTGTGGTGTATGTGTCGGCGGCTGGTGCTGATATTGTGCAGCCCGCTGACATCGGTGTTACCGTTCAAGGTTACGATGCTGATATAATGAAGACTGATGTTGCCCAGACGATGACTGCGCAGCTTACCGTCAAAGAGACTGCTGAGACGGCTTACGCCCTCACTAGCACGGACGTTGACCCTGTGAACGGGACGATGCAGCGCAAGACCACCACAGGCGCAGAAACGATCACTGGAGCCAACTTTGCTGCTGGTCAGTCCGTCACCCTTACTTTGTCTGCTGCTGCGTCAGTGGCTTTCACGGGCTTCACATGGGTTACTTCTGACGGGACTGCGCCCACTATCCTTGGCTCCAACGATACGTTTGTTCTCTGGATGGATCAGGGGTCGAACAAGTATGTTGCCTACACTGGCGGTTCAGCATGATTTTGGCTGAGAGATTGCGGATGGGTACTGTCGCTGGCGGAGGGGCATCTCTTGAAGGAAACTTCATAGAAACTAAAGAAGATGGCAGCAACCGCACAATTTATACTTTTCCCGTTAGCGGGTATGATGCGGGCGTTCTTGCAATTTCAATTCACGCTAAGAAATCTGGTTCTTCTGCAAACACAATATCCTCCGTCACTGTGGGGGGCAACGCTGCTACTGAGGCTGTGCAAATAAGTTCTTTTGGAAACAACACATTTGTAACTGGAGTTTATTACATATCCCTTGCAAGCAGTTTTACAGGGGACATTGTTGTGACTTTTGGCGGTACTCAACTTCGAACAGCAATAGGCACTTTCTCTTTGCCTGCTGGGGTTTCTCCAGATTTTACAGACAGCACTCAAGGCACAGGATCATCATCTTTAACGGTTGGCGATGCGTCTCAAGGTCTTTACATTGTAGGCGTTTCTTCAAACGACAGTAACAGTACATCCGTCACAAACTCTACAGAAGTCTATAGATTTCAGATGGAAAGCAATGCTTTTGCAGAAGTTTGGGGTGGGTTTGATAGCAGTAGTGGCAGCAAGACTTTTGATGTATCTCTGTCTAACCCCGATCAATTCCATTGTTCCGTAGCGGCACGTTTCGCATAAAGGAGGCCACCTAAATGCATTTGAAACTCACAAACGGCAACCCAGCCAAATACACACTCGGACAACTGCGCCGTGACAATCCAAACACCAGCTTTTCGAAGCAAATCCCTGATGAACTGCTGGCAAGCTATGACGTGTACCCATACACACGACCAGCGGCCCCTGAATACGACAGCCTGTCGTCAAGGGTTATTGATGGCAATTTTGAGCAGGATGCTGTCGGCAACTGGTCTTTGCCCTATGTCGTCGAACAACAGCCTCTTGAGCAAGCGTGGCGCAACATCCGCTCTCGCCGTGACAGCCTCCTGCAAGAGACTGACTGGGTCGTCATCAAGTCATCCGAACGTGGTCAGAGTATTCCAACAAGTTGGGAACTGTATCGTCAGGCACTTCGTGATATAACAAGCCAAGAGGGTTTCCCTTACAGCGTCACATGGCCCACTAAACCTTGAGGTAACACATGCTCGGATTTTCCCCATTAGCCTCTGC